GTGTTGGAGAAGACGATTTTTGTAAATACGAAGTAACTGTCCAGAATCCAGTTAGGTCTTGGGCGTAAAGGAACAAAAAATGGCAGGCGTTAAGATCTCCAATCTTCCAGCAGCAACCACCCCGCTTTCTGGCACTGAGTCTGTGCCGGTGGTTCAGGGTGGCGTGACGGTCAAGGTGGCGGCTTCTAATTTGGCTGGTAGCAGCACGTTTACCGCACCAGGGACTGGGGCAGTCACAAGGCAGATCTCAAGCAAGTTGAGCGATCTTATTACGCCCCAAGACTTTGGCGCTGTTGGGGATGGTATTGCAAACGATACGACGGCTTGGACAAATTGGGAAAATGCTCCCGGCAGCAAATACATTCCTGCCGGTAGTTATTTAATATCTGGCACTGTAAAAAAATATGTAAACGGCACTTTTACAGACGACTACACAAATTATTCGGCAGGAATTGATGCAAATACTTTAAGCACCGCAAATGTTGCTTATACAACTGCTGTGGGATATAGAGCCGGAGAAAACTGTGACGGCGATTACAACACGTTTTTTGGAGCGGAAGCCGGACAATCAGTTACAAACAATAGCAATACGGCTGTTGGTTATTCAGCCCTTACCTCTTGCACAACAGGCTCATCTAATACTGCTGTTGGAGTTTCCGCACTAGACGGACTAGAATCTTACTTTAATTGCACAGGCTTGGGGAATAGTACTGCTGTAACTAACAATAATCAAGTTCAACTTGGAAACTCCGCCACTACCACCTACGCCTACGGCGCTGTACAAAATCGCTCCGATGCGCGTGACAAAGCCGACATTCAAGACACAGTTCTGGGCCTTGATTTCATCAAGACTTTGCGTCCGGTGGATTTCCGGTGGGACTACAGAGAAGACTACAACTGGGGCCAGAAAGACGGCAGCAAAAAGCGGTCAAGGTTCCATCATGGATTGATAGCGCAAGAGGTGGCGGTTGCTTGCAGCTTTTTGAACGTAGATTTTGGTGGGCTCCAAGATCACGCCAAGACTGGCGGGAAAGATGTTCTGTCAATTGGCTACGAAGAATTGATCGGCCCAATGATTAAAGCAATTCAAGAGTTGACAGCCAAAGTTGAATCTTTGGAGAGTCAATTAAGTAATTTGAAGTAAACTAACCCCGTACTGGTGCGATTCACCAGGGATTCTTAGGAATCAACCATGACAGACGAAGTGCAAATCTCAGCGGAAGTGCCCGCGCCAGAACTGGAAGCTACGGCAGCCCCAGAAACTGAAGTTATTCAGCCGGAAGAAAAGCCAGCGGAAGCAAGCAAGACCTTCACACAAGAAGAGCTTGATGCGGCCATTGGTAAACGCCTTGCTCGTGAGCAACGCAAATGGGAAAGAGAACAAGCGCAACGTGCGGCTCAGGCTCAAGCGCCGCGTGTGCCGGTGGATATCCCGCCTGCGGATCAGTTTGAGTCGGTTGAAGCGTATGCTGATGCATTGGCAACGCGCAAAGCCGAGGAGCTGCTTCGTAGCCGTGAAAGCCAGCGGCAACAACAGGAAGTTCTCAGCGCCTATCATGATCGTGAGGAAGATGCTCGCGGAAAGTATGAGGACTTTGAACAAGTCGCATACAACCCAAAGCTCCCAGTCACAACCGTGATGGCAGAAGCAATTCAGTATTCTGATGTGGGCCCAGATATTGCCTACTTCTTGGGGTCAAACCCGAAGGAAGCTGAACGCATCTCTCGTTTGACGCCTTATGCGCAGGCAAAAGAGATTGGTAGGCTAGAGGCCAAGTTGGCTGATAGTCCGCCTGTTAAGAAAACTTCAAGCGCTCCAACTCCAATTACGCCTGTGACTGCCCGCACAACGGGAAGTCCTGCTTACGATACAACTGACCCGCGTTCTACTAAGACTATGACGACGAGCCAATGGATTGAGGCAGAAGAGCAGCGTATGAGGAAAAAGTTGGAATCACGATACCGCTAATCACTTCTAAAGGAAATTTGCTGTGGCAAATAACATTCTTACCATTGATATGATCACCCGGAAAGCTCTCCAGATCCTGGAGAACAACCTGGTGCTCACCCGTAACGTCAACCGTCAGTACGACGACAGCTTTGCTGTTGAAGGTGCCAAGATCGGTTCTACCCTGCGTATCCGCCTGCCTGACCGCGCTCTGGTGACCGACGGTGCAGCCCTGCAAGTTCAGGACGACAACGAGCAATCCACGACCCTGGCTGTTGATTCGCAGAAGCACATTGGTGTTAACTTCACCTCCGCTGAACTCACCATGCAACTGGATGACTTCGCAGAGCGTGTTCTGAAGCCTCGCGTTAGCCAACTGGCTGCCGCTATTGATGCTGACGTTGCCAACTCCTACAAGCAGATTTATTCTTCTGTTGGCACCCCTGGCACCACCCCCGGCACCTCTTTGGTTCTGCTGCAAGCCCAGCAAAAGCTGAACGAAAACGCAGCCGGTATGAGCCCCCGTTATGCCACCGTCAATCCTGCCGCCAACGCAGGTTTGGTTGAAGGTCTGAAGGGCCTGTTTAACCCCACCGATGTCATTTCTAAGCAGTTCAAGAATGGCATGATGGGCACTGGCGTTTTGGGCTACGACGAGATCAACATGTCTCAGTCTATTGCCAACCATACGACTGGCGTGACCCCCACGGCTCCTATCGTTGCCGCTGGTTCCACGTTCAGCCAAGGTGCCACCTCGATCAACATCACCTTTACCAGTGGTTCGCCTACCTTTAAGGTTGGGGACGTGTTCACCATTGCTGGCGTGTTTTCTGTTAACCCCCAGACTCGTCAATCGACCGGTTCGCTGCAACAGTTCACCGTGACTGCTGACGTGTCCGTGTCTTCTGGCACCTCCGCCACCCTGAGCGTTTCGCCTGCTATCTTCACCTCGGCTCATGCCTTGGCAACGGTTAGCGCGTTCCCCGCTGCCAGCGCTGCTCTGACGTTCCTCGGCGGCTCTGCTACCGGTTACGCTCAGAACTTGGTGTATCACAAGGATGCGATCACCTTCGCAACCGCCGATCTGTTGCTGCCCCAAGGTGTGGATATGGCTTCCCGCCAAGTTCACAACGGCATCTCAATGCGTATTGTTCGCCAATACGACATCAACAATGACCGTATGCCTTGCCGTATTGACGTTCTGTACGGTTACAAGGTCATTCGTCCAGCAATGGCTTGCCGTATCTGGGGCTAACCTATATAAGGGGCTTCGGCCCCTTTCTGTAACTTTTTTAAGGAAAATATTATGGCTATTCCATCAGTCGGTGGTGGTTTTCAACTTGGCGACGGTAATCTCAATGAGATTTTCTTGGGCGAAATGGCTGACCCCCAGACCGCAACCGCAACTGCAACGCTGACCGTTGCGCAAGTTACCGGTGGTATGTTGGTTGCCAACCCAAGCACGACCGCTGCTTCTTACACTCTGCCCGCCGTGGTATTGACCGAAGCTGTTCTGACCAACGCCAAAGTTGGTTCTACGTTTGAACTGGCCCTCGTCAATCTGGGCACCAGCTCTGGTGCAGTCACTGTGCTGGTAGGCACTGGCTGGACGATTGTGGGTAACGCTGTTGTTGCTGTTACCTCGTCTGCTCGCTTTCTTGCTCGCAAGAGTGACGTTGGCGCTTGGGTTCTGTACCGCGTTGCCTAAGTAGTAAAAGCCCTGCGCCAGCAATGGCGTGGGGCACTTATCATGCCCATGATCTATCTCAAGCATCCACAGCACGGCTCAAAGATTGCAAGCCTTGACATTGAGGCGCAAGAAGATGAACGTAACGGCTGGGTGCGTTATACTCACGATACGCCTTCTTTGTCTGAAGATGCGGCTCCCGTGAATGAACTGGAAGTTAAGCGTCGGGGACGACCCCCTAAGACACAAACGCAAGGAGCGTAAGAAATGGCATCAGCCGGTGAAATTATCAACTCAGCACTCCGGCTGATTGGGGTAATCGCTGAAGGCGAAACACCCTCGCCTGAGACATCTCAAGACGCGCTTGCTGCCATGAATCAGATGATTGATTCGTGGAACACCGAACGTCTGATGATCTACAACACCCAGGATCAAGTGTTCACTTGGCCTGCGGATGAAATCCAGCGGCACCTTGGCCCAACTGGTGACTTTGTTGGCAATCGTCCCGTCCTGCTGGACGATTCCACCTACTTCCGAGATCCAACGACAAACGTGTCGTTCGGTATCAAAATGATTAACCAGCAGCAATACGACGGCATTGCTGTGAAGACGGTTACATCTACTTATCCACAGGTAATGTGGGTAAACATGGAGTATCCCAATATCCAGATGACGATCTACCCCAAGCCCACCCGGGCCTTGGAGTGGCACTTCATTTCTGTGGATGAGTTGGTTCAACCTGCGACGCTGGCAACGACTTTGTACCTGCCGCCAGGCTATCTTCGTGCGTTCAAGTACAACTTGGCCTGCGAGATTGCACCAGAGTTCGGCGTTGAGCCTTCGCCTACAGTCAAC